GATGTGAAAGTCACTGTTGCCGGTTCTGGAATAACAGAACCAAAGGTGAACGGACAGATTTCTTTTATTGGTTTTACTGGAACAATAAAGAATGTTGAAATTGTGTTTCCTGACGGAAACCCAATTATTTATAGGTTGCAGGTGCGCAAATGACATTTATTTCTGATATTTCTAAATTTGTCAGAAAAGCCAATGGAAATTTGGATCAGGTGGTTCGCGGTATCGTTATTGAATTGGGGACAAGAATCGTAAAACGTAACCCAGTTGGTGACTCTAAGTACTGGAAGACGTCTTATCCTCCGAAGGGGTATGTTGGTGGAAGATCAAGAGCAAACTGGCAGTATGGTTTTAATCATAGGCCGCAGGGTGTGTTACAGGTTGAGGATAAATCTGGAGCGGCAACTATAGCCAGTCTGGTTACAGGTGTCATGGGTTCTCAAGCTGCTGGTGTGCATTGGATAGCAAACAACGTTGACTATATTAAGCCGCTAGAAGAAGGGTGGAGCAGACAAGCACCTGCGGGTATGGTTCACGTCACGGTATTAGAATTTGATGCGGTGGTACGAAAGGCGGTACGCGGTGTCAAATAAGGCTATTCGAGCAATACTGGAGACAGCTTTGGTTGTGATTAGTCCAAGTTTTCCCACTGCTTTTGTGGGCGATGACTTTGAGCCAGAAGAAGGAGTGCCGTTTCAAGAGGTATTTTTTAACTTTGCCGACCCAGACAACGCACTTGTGCATAGGGCATACATACAGGAAGGATACATGCAGGTTAATTTGTACTATCCACTGCTGCAAGGCACTGGGGCAAGTACAACACGTGCCGAGGTAATACAAAGCGCATTCAAGTCCGGGGCAAAGTTTTCAGGGGTAACGATATCGTCAACACCAGCAATACGGGAACCACGTGTGGAAGACGATAGAATGGTACAATCAGTTATTGTTAATTTTTCTATGAAAATTCAGGAGGCATGATGTCAGATCCCATTCAGATGTTAAACACAAGCGTTGAGATTCAATCGGTGTTGGGTTCGGCAAAGAACATAACCGGAATTACAAATGCCACGGAAGGTGTTGTGTCCAGCACTGCGCATGGGTTCTTGGCCGGAGATATTTTACTCATAGACAATGTACAAGGGATGACCAAGATTAACCGCAGAGCTGTTCGGGTTAAGTCTTCTCCCGCCACAGATAGCCTAACGCTTCAAGAACTGGACACTACGGGATTTGGCACGTATACCAGCGGGGGAACGTTGCAAAAGGTCACGACATTTCTGTCCTTTGATACATTAACTGCGTTTAATTTCGCGGAGCCTCAACCTAACCCGCAATCGGCAACAACCATACACGACACGGAAGAAAGAGAAGTATTTGGTTTGGATAGCGCTCCTACGATCACACTGGACGGACAAGCGCAGCCCACGGAAACTGTGATCAAGGAAGTACGTAAAACATCTCTTGCGAAAGATGACCGTATCTACCGGGTTACCTTTCAGAACGGAAATATCATGATTTTCAACGCTAAAACAGCGGGGGGTCGTGGGATTGAGGGTTCTGCCGGGGATATCGCGAAAAATCAGATCACATTGAAACTTCGCGCACCCGAGCAGGTGTTCGCGTCATGAGTCAGGATTTGATTGACCGGTTGAATAATAACCGTAAATTTTCTGAAACGGTGGGAACAGTCACTTTCGAGTGTCTGTGTCCGCCGTATTCTCAGGTATCCGCGATCATAACTAATTCGATTGTGAGAGAAACCGAGGATTTGTCAGATGCCAAGATTGCGGCCAAGACCGTGATTGGTTGGTCAGGAATGACAGAAGCGGATATTGTACCTGACGGAGATAGGGGGAAGTTAGTGCCGTATGATGCTCAATTATTTCAAGCTATTATCTACGACAGGTCGGACTGGTGGGTGCCCATTTCAAAGAGAGTAACTGAAATGGTACAAGAGCGGAAAAAACTTCGGGAGGCCGAACTAAAAAACTTGACCGCTGGTACGACGACCAAGCCGCTGAACGTTTCAATACGCGAAGAAAAACAAAGTTCGTAGTATCAGCAAAAACACAGCTATCTGAGGTGAACGAGTCTGCTTTCCAGATACTAACTCTCATGGGAGGGGTACTTGATTGGCACGCGCTGCCGTTGCTGTTAGAATATTGCCAAGTATCTGACCATGACCTAGTAATCACGTCAATTATCCACATTTGGGGAAGGAGCCGAAAACATGGCGTCTGATGTTGCAAGCCTAGCCTTACGTGTGGATGCCCTGGAAGTATCTGCCGCATCAAGAGAGTTAAAAAAGCTACAGGATTCTGCGCAAGGTGCGGAGAAGTCTAGCAATCAGTTGGGCAGCGCTACCGCTTTTCTTGTTGATAACTACAAAGCATTGGTGGGAACGCTGGCGGGGTTGAAAATAACCGGATTAATACAGGAATCCGTGTTATTGAATCAGAGGTACCAAGAACTTGGTATTACAATGCAAGCGGTTGGTCGGAATGCGGGGATAAGCACACAAGAGTTGGATGCGCAAGCGGAGGCTGTTCGCAAGTCTGGTATCTCCATGATTGAGTCGAGAAGCATAATCACAAAGCTTATTTCGGCCAATATCGACTTATCCAACGCCACAAAGCTTGCCAGATTGGCGCAAGATGCCGCTGTTGTTGGGCAGTTGAATTCATCCGATGCGTTAAACTCTTTGGTGCATGGAATTACGTCTGCACAGGTTGATGTTCTGCGCACGATAGGGATTAACGTCAACTTTGAGCGATCATACGCTGATCTAGCAAAGCAGATGGGCGTAACAACAAACGCACTTACCGAGCAGCAGAAAACACAAGCAAGGTTGAATGTGGTGCTAGGAGAGGCGGCAACCCTGACAGGGGTATATGAGGCCTCGTTGGCGAATGCCGGGAAACAGTTGCGATCTTCTGAGCGGTTGGTAGAGGACTTGAAAGTTAAACTTGGTGGTCTGTTTGATGATGCAGCAAAAAATGGTGTCTCGGCCTATACCGAAGTTCTGAAAGAACTAGACGACGAAATAACGCAGATAACAAACAGCGGACAGTTGAAAGAGTGGAGCCGTCAGGCTGCGATTGAGTTTGCTTTTCTTGCGGATGTGGCCAGAAACTCATTCAATATTGTCGGCGGGCTTATTGCCATGACTGGGGATCAATTAACCAATATCAAGAATTTTGATTTTGGTGCAATGTCTCAGACTTTTGCAATGGCGGACAAAAATCTTATCGCTGCGTTGCAGGATACAACCAAATACCGGGATGCGGTTAACTCTAGGATCATACAAGAAGACCTGTTGTCCGAGAAGGTTACCGGCCAAAACAACAATCTAAGAAAAAATAAGGAAGAGGTAGATAAAAATGCCGCGGCGCAGGACGCCTTAGCAAAAGCCAAGAAAAAGGCTGCGGAAGACGCTGACAACTTTTTAAAAAGCCTTAAGGAAGAGGCAGCAGAAGCAGGCTTGACCAAGGACGCTATTCTTCGGCTACAGGCTGCGCACCACGGAGTAACTGCGGAAGCTGTTCCACTGATCAATACAATAAAGCAGGTGAGCGACAATTTGGAGCGGCAAAAGGATCTTGCGGCACAAGTTTCACGTGACATGGATCGCGTGAAGAGTATCACGCAGGACGTCGCTACAGCAGAGGAACTATTTATCCAGAAGCAGAATGAGCTTAATCGATTATTGAGTACAGGGTTACTTGATCCAGGAACATATTTCCGCGCGCTGGAAAAGGCCGGGGATGAAATGCGTAGTACACTGAAGGGTGGAAATGACGACATTCAACAGTTGCAGTTTGCCATTCAAGGATGGGGAAGACAAGCGTCTGAGGCTTTGGTGGATTTCGCAATCAGTGGGAAGGGATCATTCTCTGACTTTGCAACGTCCGTAATAAAGGATATTGCTCGGATGTATATTCAAATGAAGCTTATAACACCCTTGCTGCAATCACTACCGGGGTTAAACTTTGGCGGCGGAACCGCTTCAGCCTCTACCAGCGCGGCATCGAGTGTATTCTCTAATTTGTTCAAGGGCGGAAGAGCAAACGGCGGCCCAGTTTATAAGAATTCTTTGTATCAGGTTAATGAACGGGGAATGCCCGAATTGTTTCAGTCGGGAAACAAACAATTCCTGCTGACCGGCAATCAGCCGGGAAATGTAGTAGCACCGGGAAATGGTGGTTTCGGTGGTTTCGGTGGGGGAATGCCTAAGGTTCTGGTGAATATAATTGAAGCGCCGGGAAAAGGTGGAGAGACCTCGCAAAGACAAACATCAAATGGCTTGGAGATTGACGTGATGGTTGACCAACTTGTGGCTAAGAAGACAAGAGAGCAAGGAAGCGCAACCAATAAGAGCTTGCGCCAGAATTTTGGAATGTCTGACAATCTGGTGATGCGATGACAGTACCGGTCTGGCCTACTACACTGCCGGAGGAGCTACTTCAGCGGGGCTACAACCAGGCATGTCCTGACGTGTCTTTGCGTACAAGTATGGAAGTAGGGCCAGCCAAAGTGCGCCGCAGGTCAACAGCACAGCCATACCCTGTCAAGGGAGTCGTGAAGGTTGATGAATCGCAATTGGGAACACTTCGGGAATTCTACGATGACGATTTGTTGGGCGGAACGCTTCGTTTTTCATGGAAAGAACCGATAACACTTGCTGCCAAAGAATTCCGTTTCACCGCTCCGCCCAATTGGTCGATGACTGGTGGTTGGTTCGATGTGCAGCTTGAGTTTGAGGTACTACCATGACCATATCGGCAAATTTCCGTGAATCCGCTTACGCCTCCGAAACAGGAAGGGTACCGATTCTGCTGATCACTATCGACCATCCTGACATGCCCGAGCCGATCTACATCAGCACTGATCCGACGGAACG